ACATTTAAACTACGATTGTCGAATCGCTCTAACGTACCCCCAGTTGGGGAGCCATTTGGAAGCCACATGTGGTTAAACTCGTGACCTACTGCCTTTCGAAGCTTGGTGCTTCTAATTAACAATATTTCCAAACGACCGCGGTGATCAACATCATCGGGGACTGATCCTTTCTTCGAGCAGTGCTCAAATACTCCGACCAATTTCCCGGGAACCTCCTTACGCTGCCCGCACAATTTTGCGCGAACGGTTTGGAATTCCCATGACATTGTGTCACCATTGTACCGACACTTTGGTTCTGTCTCACGTGTAAAGTGAAACCCGACTGAGGACGTATCAATATAGTTATTGATCATCAGCTTCTTTTTTAGCCGATCGTCTCTCGTTTTGTCAGGTAGACACTTAAGAACACTCTGCGCCACGTACCAAGCAGTCCTCGGGTATTTCTCCCAAAGACGATTGGCCAGGGGACAATATGAGACAATTGCCTTAATGTCAATCTTCGTACGCGTTATTGCCGGATGTAATTGTCTGACATATAGCGGTGTAACTATCCCACCATTATACGCTTCAACGCCACAAGACTCACGGTAGGCTGACCTCGCATAAGATTTTTCACGATTTACTATCATACCCAGTTTTTCTAGGGTATCGACAATAACTTCGTAATATCTGCTAGGGACGACCATGTCATCCCCGTAAACGAGTACATCGCCTTTTCTGTATTTGCCGTGAAACTCTAGTACACCCTTGCATATTGCAAAGAAAACGAGGGATTCGATAGGGAAGCAAGTTCCACTCCCCATACCCGCGTGCATATTAAGACTCACCACTTCACCGTTCGGGAGAAGTGCATCAGGGGTCCTGACGGCCTCTAGGGCTTCGACAATGAAATCTTGAAAGAGCCACTTCACGTGGCTATTCCAACCGACTCGATCTGAGGCGGATTTCAAATCAATTGTCGCGTGAGACCTCGTTATGCTGGCTTTGAGAGCAGCAGCTTGATTTACATGTTGGGATCGGAAATTGATGCACCCGGAAGTAATTGGGTGCTCGTCGATCCTACACTTGATCGCACCGCCGAGCCCTTGCTGGACAAACTGTTTCCGTCCTGGCTCAACTCCCATGATTCGAGGTCCTCTGTAATCTTTGGGGACGGCGCAGATCCGTGTGAGAGTTGACTTAGCATACTTAATGCTAGCCAAATTCTTCTTGGACCCAACCGCACCCTTCGACCACATGAGTGGCATTTGAACCCAACGATCTCTACCCCGATAAAGAAGGCTAAAAAATAAGCCATAGGGATAGGTTCGATCAATAGATTCGTCAAACTCGAAATCATATTTTCCATAATTGCGAACACCTTCAAAAACTGCACCTGGACCATGCTTTGGATATATTTCCCAAATGTCAAAGTCGTGGAACAGCTCTTTAAGTGTCACCCTCGCGTTATCGACTACCTTCAAGATGGTATCATCTTCCAATACTGTCTGGTCGACTAAACCGATACTTGTATTCGCATCCAGAAATTTCTGAAGAGCCAATTCGTTTTTTTCATTCGAATACGGCATGTTTAACTTCGAGAATGATCGCGTAATCTGCAGGATAGCAGCCAACGCATCGCTCTGGACGGATGTAACGTCATCGATAACAGAACCATCTTCGTTGAACAAACGCCTGACCAAATCCGCTAAGAAAGCCGGGAGAGGTCTCAGCGCTCTTGGGTGTTTCCACCCAGGGCACTGATGGTAGCTGCCAAGTTCAATGGAGTACAGAATGTTCTTCCCATACTCAGATAGACCAGCGCAGAGGAATTCATATCCCTCCGTCACGGCACGATGTATTATCGTGTCGAGATCTCTTCGCAGATCAACCTTCAGACGATCTTCGATATCTAACAATAACTTCGCTAAGAATTGCAGGTGAAAACCAAGGCTTTTCAATACGCGGAGTTCCTCCGACATATTCCGTGGCCCTATGTTCTACCTAATGAAGCGGCGAATTAGTGCTCGCCCCACAGGAACGCATCAAGGTTTGCGTTGGTGTCAGCCGTGAGGTAACCCATCAAGCCTTCAAGCAATTGTTTGGCTAATGTGTTATCATCCTCGTGGCATTCAACCGTTATGTTTACCTTGATAGGCCGACTCGCTACTGTCTCGGTGGCTTCAGTACTTCGAAGTCCCTGGAACAGGTGCCGGGTTAAGCCCGACTTGTCAATGGCCTGATGTTTTACGTTCAGGTACGCGTCATCGACACCAGAGATATTCTTACCCCGGTAAGTCGAAGTCTGCCCCGTACTAGAAATTCGGGGGTATGACTCGGTGACGGTATTGACGATAAGCAAAATCGGTTCTGTTAACATAGGAATCTCCTATTGATGTGTAAAATCACTGTTGTTATTAAAAGGTCATAGCACAGCGTCATCGATTTGGTTATGATGATAATGCTCGACGAGACTTCCTGACTTTAGTCAAGTTCTCGAAGAACCCCTTTATAGGGTCCCGGCCCAGTGATACGGCCAGGGCAGCGCCCAGCGAAACCTGATAGTAAGACGGTAGACTGGCAGTAAATACGGTTGGAAGGGCATTTCGGAAGGCTTTGCGCGTATAGCGCTCAGCATAGACCGAACCTGTAGGAACTTCTTTGTCCTCAGTATAGCAGAACATCTTGTTCTTTATAAGGCCCCGACGACGAACACGTAATGAGACGCACATATCCAATATACTTATTTTCACTGGAAAAGCGTCCATCTTATACTCGCCTAACATGTCTCCAATTGGAAAAATCCAGTCAGCCACAAACGAAAACGGGATCAAGTCCCACCCTGTCCGCAGACTGACACTTCCGCCCAACGTTTGCAGTGCCGAGGAATACAACCCCCAAAATTTATCAAAATCATTCGGGAGAGTATAACTATATAGCACTGTAACGCCACCTTTGATCTCATGGAATGAGTCGTATAACGTACATGAGGCTTCCTTACTTCTTGAGCAAGATCCACCGCACGATGCTAACTCCTGCCTCCACACCTCACCGACATTTGGTCTCTCACGGAATCCTCCGTGGGCCTTATGTACTTTGTCGGCACCTGCCCCTACACGCAATGTGTAGAGCCTGTCGCCTAAAGTGAGGAAGCTCTCTATTAGCTTATAAGCATCCGCTATAGCCGGCTTCAACGCAAAGTTGCGTTGCAATTTATGTTCAGCCCACATTTGGGTGAGCGACTTCTTCTTGTCACTCGCGAACATACGCTCGGCCTCCCGAAAATTCTTCGGAATTTTGCTCAGGGCACTTACAAGTTTTCGAAAGCCTTTGGCTAGATCAAGTAACTCTTTGAATTCGGCCACAACTACGACCAAGTCGAACGGCGCGTCCAGCGACGGGAGAATCTGTTCAAGAATCCCCGCGTATCGTGGATAATAGTGCTCAACGCTTGCGAGCGAAGAACACACCTCTTCTGGGTTGTAAACCGGAAAAGGCCATAATGGGTAGTGCCAAAATGTATTGCAGGTATTATTAGCTGCCGCATTTGTTCGTATTTCATTAGTGAGATTTTGGGTGAATTTTCGATGGTCAAGATCTTTCATCGGGTAGATATCAGTATTGAGCCGTTCTACGGAATCAATCATCGACTCGTAGTTTTTATAACGACTATTGTCTGATTGCCAAATAACTTGGCCAGTAGCCGGAAGACCATGTGTCCATCTGTCAGTCACTTCCACGAATTTTGTTCGTTCTCTCATATGAGTTTCTACTGCGAGCCAGCCCC